TGATAATGAGATAATAGCGACAAGTGCACTTATTCCGATCATGTTGTTTGTTTGTTTTGTGTAGTTTGTATTTATTTATTCACAAGAAAAAGATTTTCTATTGTGATGTGATTTATTTTAGGTTTATTAATTTTCGTATAGGTGAAAATTGCGCATTTTTAGCATGTTCATTAGCATGTTCATTATCTGCAATTGTATTTTTTGGATCTAAAAATTCTTCTTCAATTTTCGATCCTATAGTTTCAGGACCAAATGATAATTTATATTGTAAAAACTTTGTCATACAATACTTTGACATTTTATTTTCTATATCATTTTTTGTACTACTCAGATTTATTATTTTTTTAATATCTATTACATCATTATGACTTAAACCTTCTATTTTTGTTGTTATATTTTTTTCATTTTGAACACCTTGAATTACATTAGGAAATATTTTTTTTTCTATTTGACCATCAAATTTATAAATAGCATTTACTATTACATTATGTGGACTATTTATCAAGAAATATTTCAACTTTTCATCATAGTTACTTAATTCTATTTTATTATCATTAATGAAAACATCCTTTTTTTGGTTATCGAGACTCATAATCAAAGTTTTTCTATTTTTTAATTTATATGATCCTACCAATTTTAATCCAATTTTATCCCCTTCTGTAATTAGATAATTTGATAACTTTTCTATATCTATTGTAGCTACCCCTCTATCTTTTTCCTTAAGTATTTTTGAAGAAAAAGGTTCAATTGTTATTAGTCCTGATATTAATATATTTGTAAATTGACCAAAATACCCAGAAATGAAATAAGAAATAAGAGATAACAATACATTCATATTATTAGAAAGTCCTTTACTTTTATTTTCTATCTTATGGATATCTATTTTTTTTAAAACACTCTTATTTACAGCATTGCTTTTAGAAGCTTCAACATGAACTTGAACAGGTCCAAGTATATTATTTTCAATATTTTCTTTTATTTCTATATTAGGTATATTTTCACTTATAATTTTTTTTATTAATATAATACTTCTACCCAAAAAACTTGATGTATTCAATAAAGAATAGTTGAATTTTGATAAAGATGTAAAAAACAAATTTTCTAAAATAGTGTTATATCTGTTACTTCTCTCAAGACTAGGAAAAATGATCTCAATAGTATCTAAAAAAGAAACGTAAAGTAAATATTTATTCGATAAATCACTCATATTTATCTTTATATTTTTGTATGATAATTTTATTCAAACTTTCACACTTAAAAATCTCTAAAAATGGAGTGTATAATAATTCAAAACCATTTCTTTTTCTCTCTTTTATTTATTAATTTATAAAGATATTGATCTTCTTTTGGACGTTTATTTTTACTTAATGAACATTTTTTATTATATGGAAAAATCTGAAAAGATTCACATTCATCATACATTTTATCAGTATCTTTTATCCAACTCGTTATTTTCTCTATATGAATTTCATCAGGTATATTTTCAATCCATAATTTCACTTTTTCTTCAAAATTTTCTATTACATACAACCTAATAGTATTGTTTTTAGATAGTACATTTATCATACTATTTTGTTTTTTTTTAAGATTTTTGAAAAAATTTGTTAAATTATCAATGTTATCCGATTTTATTTTAAAATCATAATACTCTGATTTTAAAGGACTTAATTCTGGAGTTTTCATGAATTTAGGCATTCCTATGTATTTTTTTATCATACTGTATCCAAGATAATCTTTAAAAAAAGTTTTTATTGGAGATGCATTTAATCTCATATATTTTTTTAAATGAATTTCAGCATATTTAATAATTCTATAATCATGAGGTTCCATTTGTTTTAAAGGAATTAATAATTCTTCTATAGCTTTAATTTTTTCATAAGCTTCTTTATGTTTATTATTTCCATTATATTCACTCTTGCTATTTTTTTCTTTTAATAGTGCATTATATCCTTTGAATCCTATAAATCCTTCTAATGCTTCTTTATTAGGAAAAATCATGTATTTCTTTTTTATATTTATCTTTTTTACATTATTACCAATATCATTTGATTTTGATTTAGTTCTCGTTAATACATTGTTAACATCATTTTTATCCACTTTATAAATTGATTTCACATATACATTTTCAGGCAAATTATGTAAAAAAAACTTGATTTTTTGATCAATATTATGAATTATAGGTATTTCACCAAATTGTGTCATTGTACTATCGTTTTTTGTGTTTGATTTTATGTTTTCACTTATAAATTCATAATAAGCAAAATAATCTTTTTCATTTTTATTATCATTCTCATTCTCATTCTCATTCTCATTCTCATTCTCATTCTCAGTTTTATTTGCATAAGATACAGTTTTCATATTTTTCGATTCAACCCTATTTCCTCCTAACATTTTTGCTATCAAATCTAATACTTGATTCATCTTCATTGGATCTATAGTTAAATGTATCATGTCTTGTTTGATTAAACTATGAGTCGTTAAAATAAATAAAATGACAACTTGAGAAACACCAAAACGTTTTAATAAATATTTATACACAAATTCAGGAATATTATTCAATATTGTTAATACTGTTTTCAACTCTTTAATTTCTTCTTGATTCTTTGGAAGTTCTAATTTATTTCTCTCTATATAACCTTTCACATCATGAATTGATAAAGTATCTTTAATTAACTCCTTTTTAATTTCATCATTATTTTCTTTCACTTGCACTAGTATATTAAAAAGGATATTTGTCCCATACATTCCCATATATAATAATGATGATGACACATTCATTAAAAGAGTATTAAACCCTAGCTGAGTTACATTTGATGCTCTTGTATAAAGACTTCTATTTACCCTGAATTTTGTTTCTTTTTTATAACCTAAATGTATAATATAATGTGATTTTTCCATATTATAATTTACACACTTTAGAATCTAATAAGAAAAAAATGATTATTTATAAAAATAAAGTTTTTCCTACAAAATTAACTATAGGTAGGAATAAAGATACAAACTGTAAATAAATAATTTTTTCATTTTTTTTAAATTCATTCAATCTTTTTATTGTATGATTTGTTTCATTGTTTGTTCTAATTATACGATCTTTTACTACCTTTGCTACGTTTGCTTTTGCTGTATTTAGATGGGTTAAAGACGATTCCAACAGTTTCTTACTTTCTAAATTTTTTTTAACAGTTTCAATATCTGTTCTATAATGAATTATTGTTTCATAAAATGATTTTAATTCTTTATTAAAGAAGTAACTATTTAAAATGAATATTCCTAATGAAATAAAATTTATGTTCTTTAGAGATAAAGACTTTCCTTCATGTATGAATAATTTTAAAAATGATGTTGTTATCATTTTAAGTGGTTTCAAAACATTTACAAAATTATCTTTATTTTTTTTATGAATGTCTTTCAATTTATTGATATGACTACTATTATATTTCAATACAAATTCTATAAAATTCTCAAATCCATCTTTTAAAGCAGATTTTCTTATATTCATAATAAATCTATCTTTTTGTTTTTCAGTATAAATATTATCAAATTTCCATTTTATTTTGTTAATTTCATCATTTACTCTTTTAGTTTCATAAGGAATATAAATTTTAGATATAAATAAAAGAATACTGATAAAAAAAGAACTTATTACAACCTTTTTATAATTATTTGCTATATTTTCTTTAATCTTACAAAACAAACTCTTTTTTGTATTATCTTCATTCACTAAAATATGTTCTTCAGAAGAGTTTGTTTTGGTACTACTTGTGTTTGTTTTTTGATTGCTATCATCTTTATCAGTTTTTGAAGATTTGTTTAATTTTGAATTTGAATTTGAATTTGAATTTAAACTTTTGCTTCTTTTTTGTGATGTCTGTTTACCTCCTTTTTGTTTTGGATTTTCTTTAACTGCTTTATTTATTTTTATCAATAAATTTTCTAAATCACGTGGAGTTTTTAGAGTTCTATTTTTATAATTATTTAAAGACATTTTGTCTTATCTTTAGAAAAAAAAGATATTTTATTTATTTAAGTTTTGATAAAAATTAATTTTGAAATGGATTCATTACTTTTTTTTAATAGAAAAATTCCAACATGTAAATTGTAAATTACATTTTACAAAATTTTCTAATATTTCATTGTATTTTTCAGGTTCTTCTTCATCTTTCAATTTTTTAGATTCTTCATATTTTTCATGTGATTTTATACAATGCTTCCATAATTCAATTCCTGTTTCTTTTTCTATATCATTCAATAATTTGTTTGATTTAATTTTATCAAAAATATATTGTTGTTCATTTGTCATTTTTATTATCAATATTTTTAGATATTCTTGTTCAATTTTTCTTATTTGAAAAAAAAATAAAGAGTATCATTATCAAAAAATAATAGATGTATAATAATATATTCAATCTGTAAATGCCATCACACTAAAATGTATAGCCAATACACCATATTCCTTTTCATCTGATTCAGGATAATAATTGCGATAAATATCAACAGCCTCTTTGATTGTTTTTACACCTGGTAGAGTTCTGGAAATACCTTCTTGTATGATATATTCCTCAAAACTTTTATAAATGATGACTTTTTCTACCAACACGTAAATTCCAGCACTATCTTTTTGTTTATTTACAAAATGGATGAATTTTGTCTTTCCTGATACAATATCCTTATATTTGTCTTTGTTGAGTCGTCCTTCAATTGTTTTTATACTATTATTCCCTTTGCCTTTTATTGCATCATACCATCGTTCGTCGATTTTCAAATCTATAGATGACATTTTGATTGTCTTATATACTATTTCTTTATTTTCTTAAATTATTATTTCAAATTTTTCGATTTATTATTATTTTTCTTTTTTTTTCTAATGAAGAATAATCCTATTTATATATGAATCATTTAGGTGTATAGATTACATCACAAATCAATATTTATCATTTGAAAAAATCAGAATGACCGATGAAAAGATGATAGGTGACAGATGACAGATGACAGATGACAGATGAAAACAAAAAAGTTTTCTACAGCAAAGAGAAGATCATAATGATAAGAATTATCACAAAAGCAATTGTTGCAAGATAGACCTTCTTATCGATGTATATCCATGCATTTAGATCTATACCATTAAACTCAAGCCTTATCATTAAAATCCGATTCCTATTCAAAAAGAGTACCATACAATGATGCAAGACAATTTCAATCTGTTTTGTATCATTTTTATACAGATTTACCTGTATCGCTCTCACTATCAATGCTATTTTGGTTTTGGATAATTGAATGTCAACTTTTCTTACTCTTCTGACTTCTGTAATTCCTGTAATAGAAAAAAAGATATACAACAAATGTTTTGAAAAGGTCAAAAAGATTGGCTGATAAGTTTAGCAATCGAAAAATACATCAATACATACCTCTTGTATCTTCATACTTCTTGTTTTCCTTCGTGAGTCAATCTTGATGCGTTCCTTGGCACGATCCTTTGAGTCAATACCTACATACAATGAAATACAATGAAATATATTGAATTATTTGATTGTCATTCTCAGAATATACAAATATCAAAGAAAGATTTGTGTATCTCAATACTAAACCTGATTACTCACCTTGTTTCACCAGTTCTGGATTGTATCGAATGATTTCATGTAAATGATCCATGTTAGAAGTACGAACTTGAGACACCAAGTTGGCAGGAATAGATGTAGATGTAGTTGTAGATGCTGCTCCACGAATACCATGCTTCAGTACCATCCAAAGCATCAACATTGATGACAGGTAAAACAGCACTACGAATGAATGTACAATCAAGTAAGTAAGTAAGTAAGTAAGAATTCGTCCATAGAGCTCTCATAGAAGTGACATAGCTGTCATAGCTGTCATAGATGTCATGTCTGTTATAGGTACCCATCAAAGCAGATCCATAGGCAGGCACTCACATGTGTTCCAGATGGGCATGTCGTTGCTGATGCATACGCTGAGGACGCTCTCGATCGTGAAGGAGAAACCTGACTGGGGGCAGACACCCATTTAATCACGATTTACGCTATTTCTTACAAGGAATATCTATACTAATTAAATAGGCAATGATGTGGTGTTGTTTTTATGATGACATACTACCGACAGATGCACAAAAATCAGACCTTTGACAGGGCGACGCGACATGTCGTGCTTCATATATATGATTAAATATTGTTTCATTATCATCATCGTCCTATTCTTATGAAACATCTCGTCAATAGACATGTTTACCTCACATGACTTAGTATGACAACGCTTTATAAGAATTAGACTGATCGAAACAGTATCTAATCTCTTTTCGATTCATATTATTTTTATACTCTGATGATGACAAGTCATTATGTCCACACACAACCGCCGCCTTTAAAAGCACACTTTTTATCGTTAATATTGATGTTAATATTGTCATTATGTCTTTCTTCAACTTTGCTTCCGTTCTTATCATCTTCTTCTCTTTTCTCTCCTCGATTGTGGTGCTTACTAGCCCAACTGGTCACATAGTTCCATCTATACACATCAAAGCATTTCACTCTTCAGATACACATGATGCTTACATCTCTATCGATGAAAATCTCTGTTATGTGGTCCCTGATGAAGATGACCCAGATGACTTCAAATCAGGTGTGTATTATGCATGAACATGAGCATGAGCACAAGCTGTATATGTCATAGCAGCCGCACTAAGCCTATATCAATATCATTGCAGTTTTCAAAGGCATGAACAGAATC